TGTAAAACAAATGAGTTTATTTTATGTATAAATTAGTAAAAATACAGCCTTATAAAAATGTAGGAATTGATGGTAAAACCACTGTAACCGGAAGATACAAGGATAATATTGGTGTAGGTAAATTTGAGAATGAAACTATTTATACACTAGTATGCATTGTATCTAAAGATGTTGGTAATCAAAAAAAACAAGAATCTTATGCAACTCTTATTGCTACTCTCTTAAATGAGAATAGAAAGTATATCATGGATAAGTAGTCCTGTAACAAGAATATGTGAAAAACAAAAAAAAGAATATTAAGCTCATTGCTTTAAGCAAGTATAAAAGTGTACTTGAGGTAAAGCAAACACTCTTTAGATGCGCTAAAAAAAGAGCACTAAAGAAAGGGCTAGAATTTAGTATTGAGCTTAAAGATATACACATTCCTAGAAAGTGTCCTATCTTAAAAGTTCCCCTAATATGTAGTACAAGATACTCCCCATCCATTGATAGAATCTATCCTAACAAAGGATATGTCAAGGATAACATAGCTGTTATTAGCACCTTAGCTAATAGCATGAAAGCTAATGCTACTCCTAAAGAACTTTTAATTTTTTCAAGAAACATTAAAAAATACATGGATTTATATCAAGAAATAGAAGTTGAGGAATTGCCTCAATTACCAGATTTAGATGAAATTAGAGATTTAATGAATGAAGACTAAAGATCAAAAGCAAGCTGAAATTGTAGAACTCTGGAAACAAAATAATAGAGTTGGTCTTTTAACTGCAGTAGGTAGTTTTGGCAAAACTATTACTGCAATCAAATGTTGTAAAACATTGGCAGAAGATACCATAATTCATGTAATTGTCCCTAGACAAATTTTACAAGAACAGTGGACTAAGATCTTAAGTGATTGGGGAGTAAAGGCAGAAGTCTTTGTTGTTAATACATATGTTAAGACTACTATGGAGTCTGATTTTCTTATCCAAGATGAGATACATATGTATTCTAATGATGAAGCTGTTGTCTTTAACCAAGCTATCCTAAATAGCAAGTGGAAGTATTTTATGGGACTATCTGCAACTATGTCTGAGGCACATATAGACACTCTATCTAAGAGAGGTATCAAAGAAATTTGTACTATCTCTATGAAGGAAGCTATTGCTAATCAGTGGGTTGCACCTGTTATAGAATATAATAAGATGTTAGACTTAACAGAAAGTGAAGCTAAACAGTATGCTGAAGCCAACAAGATGTATGAGTTTTACTTTAGAACATTTTACAATAGGTTTGATGATGTTATGGCATGTCTAAGCCCTGCAAGTAGAGATGCTTATTTGTATAGAAGAAACCAGGGATTGCATCCAACTGCACCTGGGTTTTTAGATGCAGGTAAAGCTACTATGCATGCAGTGCAATTTAACAGATGGCTTAAGAAAAGAAAAGATATACTATACAATGCTTTTAATAAGTATGATGAAATACTTAACATTATTGCTGAACATCCTACTGATAGGTGCATTATATTTAGTGAGAGTACTTCTTTTTGTGATTATCTTCACACTATTTTACCCAATAGTGTGCTTTATCACTCCAAGATTACTACCAAGAAAAAGAAAGATAACTTGGCGGCATTTCTAAATAAAGAATGCCAATATCTTATTGGTGCAAAGTCTGTAGATCAGGGTTTTGATGATAGTAGTGTAACACTTGGTATTATAGCAAGTAGTACTTCAAGCAGTACCCAACATAGACAACGTCTATATAGGGTAACTAGGTATGAGAAAGATAAACTTTCCTACCTATACAATCTAGTAATAAGAGGCTCTCAAGAGGAAAGTTGGGTTAGAAGTAAACAAAAAGATACAAGAGCAGCAATAGTAATATAGAGTCTTTTATAGAGGGGTTAGGGTTTAAATAACGATAAATAAAAGACATGCTAGATTTAGATAAATGGGTTGATGTCCTTGTTAGGTATGACATATCTGGTGAGGAATTGACATATCTTTTATTAATTTACAATAGAAGATTTGATTTGGTGTACAAGTATAGTAACTTTACACCAAAGGATGGTGAGGTAAGACCAACCTCAGCCACAGAAAACATGATTGGTCAAAAGATAACCTTGACTTCTAAGTATGGAGTTAAGGAGAATGTCTTAGTTAATGGCAATAGAAGTAGAAGAGCTATAAACTCTGAGATGATACTTTCTTTAGCAGAGAGAGGTCTTATTGAGCAAGTAATTCCTAGCACCAAAAGTACATTCCAATTGGATTACTTTGAGGTATCTGAGAAACTTGCACAAGAACTTTTCTTTGAGGTAGATAGACACATTGATGAACTTTATGAAGTATATCCAGCTTTCACTATGATAGATGGTAAACAAGCTTTTCTTACTTCCGGTGATAGAAACCTACTAGGTATTCTATATGCTAAGAACATTAAGAGAGATATACAATTGCATAGTGAAGTTTTAAGAAAGATTGAGGCTAATAAAACTACCCTCAATATGAAGATAGAAAACTTCATTAAGGCAAAGCTTTGGGAAAAGTTAAGTATTGAAGATAAGGTAGAAAAAGTAAGCTCATTATAATTATGAATTTAGAAAAGAGAATACAAGCAGGTGTTGAGGGTAAGTTCAAAGGCTTATCTAATGGTTTTGAGAGAATAAACCAAGTAATACATGGTATTCAGAGAGGGGTATACACCTTACTGGGTGGTTTATCAGGTACTTATAAGACTACTCTTGCAGATTATATGCTATTAAATGCTATAGAAGATGCAAAAAGCCAAGGCTTGGAAATCAATGTATTTTACTATTCTTATGAGATTGACGAGTTATCCAAAAAATGTAATTGGCTTTCCGTGATCATCAGGAAGAAATATGGGGTTATTATTCCACCAGAGGTAATTAAGGGCTTTGGTACTAACAGATTATCTTCTGAGCAAATGAAACTTGTTCAAGCTGAGATACCAACAGTAGAAGCTTTGTTCTCTAAGATAAATTTTAGATTTAAGAGTACTAATCCTACTGGTATCTACAATGAGATGTGGCAATATTTATCTTCTAAGGGTACTTTTACTTATGTAGAGTATATAGATGCTGAAGGTAATACTAAAAGAAAGATTGATAAGTTTACTCCTAATAATGTTGAAGCTTATAATATAATTATTCTAGATCACCTCTTACTTCTTAAGAAAGAGAGAGGATTCTCTGATAAGGAGGTTATAGATAAAGCCTCAGAGTATATGGTAGAACTTAGAAATATGTTCAATGTTTCTTGTATCTTTATATCACAATTTAATGATGGTCTAAGTTCTATAGATAGGGCCAAATTTAAAGGTGTAGATATATCTCCACAAATTACAGACTTCAAGTCCTCTAGGAATCCATATGCAGATGCAGATGTAGTACTTGCTACTATGTCAGCTTTTAAGATGGATATGCCTACATGTTTGGGTTATGATATAAATAAGCTAAGAGATAGCTTTATTATGTTAAAGGTAATTAAGAATAGACTAGGTAGAGACAATATTGCTGTAGGTTTATTAGCTAATCCTAAAGCAGGTAGCTTCTCAGAGCTACCACCTGCAAAATCTGAGGAAATGCAAGTAATTTATAATTCATTAGTATAAAGATGGAACTTCCAACAAGTAAAACAAAAGCTACCTTAACAGATCCTGGTAAGCTTATTATCTATAGCAAACCTAAGACAGGTAAAACTAGCTTACTTGCAGAATTAGAGAATAATCTTATTATAGATTTGGAGAATGGTACTCAATATTATGATGCACTAAAAGTACATGTTACTACTGTGCAAGAATTGATGGATCTTATCAAAGCTATTATTGCTGCTGGTAGACCTTACAAGTATATTACCTTAGATACTTTAACCAAGTTGGAAGATTTAGCACTACCTTATGCACTAACATTGTATAAGCAAACTCCTATGGGCAAAGGCTTTGTAGGTAATAATGTGCTAGACCTTCCTAATGGTGCAGGCTATAAATATCTGAGAGATGCCATGACAAACCTATTGAATGCTATTTATAAGTGCGCAGATAGGGTAATTC